CAAACAGGTTTACATAGTTCTTCTCTACGGCATCAATGTCGTCCGAAGACAGCCACTCTTCGCGATTCAATGCCCATTCCTTTGGTGCCTTGGGCCTGCGTAACAAACTGGCCACGATACACTCGGCGCGGCCAGTCTTACACTTGGAACCAAGCCGGCGTTGAAGTTCCTTCCAGGTTGCGTCAATGTTGGCTCCGCAACTTATGGGTGTTTCTCGCGGATGTTCCTTGTTGTACACCTCACAGAGCCGTTTGACTTCTTCCTCATCAAATACCGACATTCTTATTGTTTGAAACAATATACTTTATAACACAAATATAATGAACGCACCCAACATCGTGGAGGCGGTTGTTGCCGTTACCACTCATGGCGAGATTCTGCTAAGTCCAGATCGCAAGCCAATGACGTTTCGGCTTCCGGCGGGCATGACGCTGACAAAGGTAAGTATGGCAGTTCCCGGTGTATGTAACATCACGGATGACCGCGATTTGGAGGTTATTATCAACCGCATCATTGAGTTATGGAGGGCTCCCCGCAATCGCAATGATTGGCGAGTTCAGGCTGTGCGTGATGTGATTGCGGAATTTCAAAAGAGCACTAAGAAACAGGTTCAGACGGACCGAATACCCGGGAATATAGACCACGCCGCATTCGTCCATTACGTGCTCAAGATGGGAACTGAAACGACATACAATCCGGGCGACGAGGTGATTAATAAAATGTTCAGTCGGTCGGCAGCCGAGGACAAGGCCCGGTATGATTACAAGGTCCTCGCATTGAATCTACCAAACTATCCCGATCTTATGGCCAATCTGCTGGGGAAACGTGGGGCGGGGGAGATTCTCCTAATGGATGTCGTCCAGATCCTACAGCAGCGCGGGATTAATCACATTACGATGTTTGACTTTTCATGCTCTATCATGGACTCGGCCGAACGTGATACCCGCATTATTCGCCGTGAACTTACAGTCAAGGGCTTAAAGGGCGGCAAGAGTCGGCGTTACAAGAAGAAAACGAAAACTCGGCGCACAAGGAAAGCAAGACTCTAAATGGATACTCTTAAGCCCACACTCGCTCGTTATCTGGATATTAACAAGAAGCTCTCGGAGGTGAATGCCCGTGCCAACGAGTTACGCGATGAGCGACGTTCGGTGGAACTGGACCTTGCTGCCGCATACAATGAGGAGCCGCTGCCCGACAAGATTGAGCTGAAGCAGTCTCAGATGGTCTTCCTTGTGAAGAAGCCCGGTGAGTGGAAGAAGGGTTGGACGCTTTCTAAGAAGCAGCTTCAGGAGTATCTGCTAGAGATCCTGCCTGAGCACGGTCCGGATGTTATGAAGGAGATTGCTCGGCGTCACGAGCCAAAGCTGGTGGCCACCGATTATGCGTTTGATTTGAAGGTGATGGATGTGTAGGACTATTTGAGAGGAATATCATCGTAATTATACTGTTTGGGTGCTTTGAGCGCTTCCCGCATTAGGCGGAGCGTCTCCTGCATTTCTAGGAGTGTTTTTTCAACTGTTTCAATATTTCTATCTGCCATGAACCCCACCTGGATTCTCATGAGACACGGGGTCACCTCTTGGTGGGCGCGTAAAACACGTGAGGCAAGGGTTCCAAAATTCTTAATCATTAATCTATGGATATCTGGTGAGATATTTTTAAATGGTATAAATAAAATGGACCTCAACGTACTTATCCCCGTGCTCCTCTTCATTCTCCTGTCGCCGGGCGTCCTCCTGTCCCTGCCGCCGGGGTCGGGTCACCTCGTCCAGGTGCTCACCCACGCCGCGGTGTTTGGCGTCGTGTACTCCGTTCTTCGCATGGTGTTCCCTCAGTACTATTAAAACGGACTTTCTACGTTCACGCAGATAGATCGTAATGGAATCCTATTGCCCATACAACCCCGCCAATAGAGTGTTTGCCGAGCGTGACATTCACAAGATCATACACAAGCATGGGCTGCCTCACTATCGGGTGAGCAACCCGCGCGTGTTTCAGACAGCAATGGTTCACACCACGTATGTCCGTCGCACTGAATATACGACACCCGATGGCCGACCCGCGCAATTGGCGACCTGTCCGGCTGGCGTGATGCCACTCCAAGATGAGTCCTATGAATGTCTAGAATTTGAAGGAGACTCGGTTCTAGGTGTTTGTATCGCCACGTATCTTCGCAAGAAGTATCCTGAGAGGAAACAGGGATTTCTTACCGATGCTCGGAAGGAATTGGTGAACAATGAAAGGATTGGTCAGTTGTCCAAGCAGATTGGATTGGATCGGTATTACATCATGAGCCGACACAATGAAGATTCGCCTGCGATTGCCGGTCGGTCCAACCTCAAGAAGTTGGGCGATATCTTTGAAGCCTTTATCGGTGCATTGTGGACGGATTGTGGCAATCGCTTCAATGTAGTCTATGCCTTTGTAATCTCCGTGATGGAGTCGTACCTAGACATTGAAGAAGTTGTGACGGGCGCAACGAATTACAAGGATTTGTTTCAGAAGTACTGCCAGAGGGAAATGAAATGCACGCCAACGTATGAGATGTTGTCCAACGATCCGAAGAAGGGTGAAATTCGGGTGGCGGTCTGCGATGCAAACAACAAGCACCTAGCGTATGGTCACGGAGTGACACGAAAGAAGGCAGAGCAAATGGCGGCCCGTGAGGCTTTATGCGCTACGTAACTTCTGGGTCTGAAGATGTCCCTTGCGGTAACGCTTCATGGTGCGCCCGCGTGTTTGGAGAACAGACTTGGTGCAGATCCCAATTGCCGCAGACTCCTTGTTTGAGCCCTTTCGTGCGCGAACAGTCTTCCGCACAGACTTGACGCACTTGTCAAACTTCTTTGACATACGAGTCTTCATTTGTGCTCTTCCCCCTAAAAGAGTTGAACTGGGAACAAACATCTCATCAATGTATTTTTCAATCTGAGGTCTCATTTCATTCAATGGGTGAGTTTTCCTCGCTTGAAAAAGATTCGCAATATTTTGTTTGAATTTCTCTAATGTTCCTGTGTCGATAATATTGAACTTGGCCATACTTCCGGCGATTGATGCAACATCGTAAAACTTCATAAACCGCTGAACATCTGAAAAATTCTGCATATTAATGTTACAAACACCTAATAGGTCACATGGTGTGGTAAATTGGGCAACTTGTTGAAATTGTCGTCTACCCGTTTCAGTATTTAGTCCATACTCCTCAATAAGTTCTCGCAATAAGTCTGGATCACTTATAGTCCGACCCCAATCGTGCATAACAATGTGGTCTCCCATCCAAGCAAGATTTCCAAAATGTGCGTCTGCGTGTACGATATACGCATCGTTCAAATACGCAACTGCGTGAAGCAGTTTTTGTATCTCTCTGCGCGTCTCGGGCAATGGATGAGTCAACGCACCCTTTCTTACAACATCAAGACCTTGAGCAGGTGTAATAAGGTTAACTCGCCGCTCATCTGGTCCAGGAGTTTCATTGCGTTGTGCATCGTTTTTACAGGGCTTCCCTGCGGCATTGACGAGATCTTCGGGTTTAAAATCGGGAGTACAAGTCGCAACCGCAAGATTGAAATGTTTTGTAATCGCAACATCGGGATACTTTGCTTGAAGACGATCGATCGTCTCTTTCACCTCAATCTGTGCTTCAACTTCATCACCGTCGGGCGTCCAGTCCGCGACAACCCGCGATACATAGTCACCCGCTGGATACTGTGCTGGACTCTGTGTTCCTTGGACACACGCTACGACGGGGCGATATACGCATGTATCCGCGCCCGTCGCTATAAATGCGCCTCCGCGTCTCATTTATCTTTCGTTGATAATAAATGACAAACGACGCAAAGAAGGAAACATCGTGGACTCAATCTATCACGAACGAGACCCTGTGCCAGTATTTCTACGTGGTTTTCTTCATCACAGCGGTTCTTGCCGCGATCGCCGTGGGTATGGATGTTCTTCTCATGTTCAAACGGCCCGCACTTGGACTGAGTATGCTCATTCGCAGCGCACCCGTTCTTATTCTGTCCGTCCTGAACTCTCTCTTTCTGTATATCCTCTGCGCGCGGACACTGTTGAAGTAGAATTTATCCTCCGAGAGTATAAATACAAATGGGTGGTGGTCTATTACAGCTCGTTGCCTATGGCGCGCAGGACGCCTATATCTCCGGTAACCCGCATATCACCTTCTGGAAGGTGCTGTATAAGCGTCATACGAACTTCGCAATGGAGTCGTTCCGTGTGAACTTTACGGGCGCGCCCAACTATGGCCAGCGCCTCGTGGCAGTCGTGAACCGCAATGCTGATCTTATCTGGAAGACGTATGTTCAGGTCGTCCTGCCCGACACCACTACCGGCCTCACAAACCCTGTTCTGTGGAACGGCGATGACACCCGCCGCATTGGGTACATCCTGCTGAAGAAGATTGAGCTTGAGATCGGCGGCCAGGTCATTGATACGCACTACGGTGAGTGGCTCTTCCTCTGGGAGTGCCTGACGGCGAGCTTTGATACGTCTGTCAAGTTGGACTCCATGGTGGGTGGTGGTTACAACGGGGCGTCTACGACTGCGACGTCGTGCGGTGGTCGCCCGGCGGTCCTCTACATCCCGCTCCAGTTCTGGTTCTGCCGCAACCCTGGTCTTGCGCTGCCCCTGATCGCCCTCCAGTACCACGAGGTGCGCTTCAACATTACCCTCGGTGCCGCCACGGACCTGGTGAGCAAGGGCGCGTACAACAGCATTGCGCAGGCCGCGTATGCTCTTCCTAACATTCAGGACATGTCGCTCTACATGGACTACATCTACCTGGATGTGGAGGAGCGTCGCCGGTTCGCCCAGGAGTCGCATGAGTATCTGATTGAGCAGCTCCAGACGGGTATCCCGCAGACGATCAACACCGCCACGGGTCGCCTGGATCTGACGCTGAACCACCCTGTCAAGGAGCTTGTGTGGATCTTCCAGGATGCTCGCAAGACGGACTGCGGCTCGGCGGTCACGGCAGCGGTCGGATACACGCAGCCCTTCTCATACGATGACATCGTGGACAAGGCGCGCATCCAGGTCAACGGCCAGGATCGCTTTGATGAGCGTTATGGCGACTACTTCTGGAAGGTCCAGCCCTACCAGCACCACACTGGCGGTGCCTTCTTCCCGATCCACAACTCGGTTGCGACGGCTGCGGCGTCGGCTGCGGGTGGCGCGATCCAGGCGAGCTTCACGGGTGTGATCGTTGGAAATACGCTCACAGCCAGCGCAGTGACGGGAACCTTGGTGGTGAACCAGCTCGTCACGGGTGCACTTGTGCCGCTCGGAACCTACATCACTGCGTATGGCACGGGTGCGGGTGGTGCCGGAACCTACGAGGTCAGCGTGAACGCCAACGCCCCCTCCACTGCCATGCTGAGCTCCTTGAACAACGTCCAGTCTGTGACGAACTTCAACCCGATCAACGTGTATTCCTTTGCGATCCAGCCTGAGGAGCACCAGCCTTCCGGCACTTGCAACTTCTCTCGCATTGATACGGCAACCCTGGTGTTTGACAGCATCACCTCCAACGGTGCAGGCAACTTCCCCAGCAAGGCCTACCCCTACAACTTCCGCATCTACGCGGTGAACTACAATATCTTCCGCATTATGAGCGGCATGGGTGGTCTGGCTTACAGCAACTAAATACTATACAATATATATGAGCTATTGGGGATACCACCTGATTCTAAATGCGGGGAAATGCGCAGCTGCTCCCATTCGTTGTGCGAAAGCGATTGGCACGTTTTCCGACACGCTAGTCAAGAGGATTGATATGGTCGCATACGGCTCTCCTCAGATTGTCATGTTTGGAAGTGGCAACAAGAAGGGGTATACTCTTGTCCAGCTGATTGAGACGTCCAACATCTGTGCGCACTTTGTAGAGGAGTCTGATGACATGTATTTGGATGTCTTCTCGTGCAAGCCTTTTAATCCCGCGGAAGTGGAGACCGTTGTTCGCGAGACGTTCCAGCCAGCCCAGATTAGCACAAAGTTCGTTCTGCGCGATGCTCGGGTTCAGATGCAGTAACTCCCACAAAAACAAATCAACATAGCAATAAATGGGTATCCCTCACATTTATTGGTATGTATTGTTGATCGTTATGTTGGAGACAATGGCGATGGGTTGTTTCAAGAAGAGCATTGATAACAACGCCTTCTTTGCGGTGGGAGTTCTCTTCTACGCAGTTATCGGATATCTTCTTCGGCTGACTATGAATTCAAGCGGCATGGCCATGACGAACGCGCTGTGGTCTGGGTTGTCGGTGTTCGCAACAACGGTCGTAGGCACCTTGTTGTTCAAAGAGGTTCTTCACTTCCATGACTTTATCGCGTTTGCGATGATTGTCGGAGGTGTTATGATCTTAAAGGTTACGGACTAGATCCGAACTTGTAAGTTTTGTGTTGGGTGTGCAATTCCCAATTCCCAAGGTTTGCTGCATCATGAGCGGAGCAGGGCCTGATCCGGGGCATTTCACGTGATCGTTGCCCAAGGAATGACCCATCTCATGTGTGACCATATATTGCCGATAGCGCTCCAACGGCAGCTTGGACGCAGATGCTCCGTGCATCCACCGATCCGCATTCAGCCAAACCATAGTCCCCCCCATGACTGCACACGAGAGTTTCGGATCCTTACATCCGTTGTGTTTCAAGGTCTTTGGGCTAGAAAGGTGTATCGTCTTTCCCTTTCCAGGAACAAATGTATGAAACTGAGCCCAACCGTCCGGGTCTGCCAAATAGATAGCAA